CAGCGTGGGAAGACCATGTGCAAGCGTGGCATGACGCAGAGAGGGAAGTCACAGAGCGGCGGTGGCAACAGGCGGCAATATGCGCGTCCATCGTCACGCATTACGGGGAAGGGGCGATCCAAGAGTTTGCCGCCAGCGTGGGTTGCCATTATCAGCGAGTCTACGAATATCGCCGCGCTTATCAGCTTGCCACACGATTCTCCGATCGCCCGGAAAATTTAGAGTTTACTCATTTTGTTGTGGCGTCCTCAAGTCCGAACGCAGAACAGCTCATTGAACAGGCGGCAGAACAGAGCCTGACGACTCGCCAGCTTCGGCGGCTGGTGTCTGAGGAGTCCGCACCCGCAATTGACGCTTCCCTTCCCGCGATCTCTCACGATCCACACGTGGCGACTCTGTGGGGCGCATACGTGGCAGCAGGTAGCGCACTGGCGGCAGTCGTGCCACTGACAGCCACGGCGATCAGCTACGCCAACGAGGAAGTGCGGTACATCCTTGAATTGCCGGAACAGTCAGTCCAAGAGCGAATTGTTCAGACGATCTCACAGGGGTACACAGAGGCCGACGCAATAGCCAAAGCGATCAATCAGGATCGTGATCGAGTGTTCGTGTGGCTTTCGCGACTCGTTGAGCAGGGTGTGCTGACGATCCGCGAGCAGACCCTCGAGGAGCGCGCGCCGGGGGCACGGGGGCCAGCACGTCACTATTACGAAATCGCATAGAGAAACTGGAGGACGAAGTGAAAGATCAGGACACCGAAATCAAAACGTATGGCAGCGTCGACTTGGAAGAGCGATGGGGCAGCGATGAGGACATCGCCCGACGTGCCCGAGTCTCGACCGGCTCCGAAAATAAAGGCAGGCTTAAAGATCGGCGACTGCTCAGGACGCTGATCGAAAACGACCACGGATCCCCTCTCGAGCTGGCTGGCATCGTCTACCGGCTGCGGATGCCCTTGTATTTGGTGGCACAGATGCAGCGTCACCGGATGGCTTCGTATTCGCAGCGATCCGGGCGATATGTGGAGATGGCGTTGACGTTTCACCGCCCCCACACGTGGCGCAAGCAGGGTGATAGCAATCGCCAGGTATCCGGGGGGCCGATCGGCGACCAGGTATCGGCGACCAATCTATTTGCTGACGCCATCGCCGAGGCCACACACGCCTACACGCGACTTCTCGAGATGGGAGTGAGCAGAGAGCAGGCGCGGACGATATTGCCGCAATGCACCGAGACTGAGCTTTACGCGCAGTTCAATTTGCGCAGCTTGATGAATTTCTTACGCCTTCGCACGGCTCCCGACGCGCAGGGGGAAATGAGGATGTACGCAAACGCAATAGAGATGATTTTTGCCACGCAGTTCCCGCTGACCTATCAGATCTATCGACTGGCGCAGAGTGTCGACGCTGACCTTGCCTATAATCGCCGCGAGTTGTGGCACAGTGGCATTGTCGACATTGAAAACGGCGAGGGCGCCTGAATTGCAAAAAAGTTTTTCCCCTGATAGTGTAGCTATTGTACGACTAAGCGGTCGTGCTTTGATGATACTCCTTGGACGACGGCCTCTTGTGGGTCGTCTTTTTTTTTTGGCAACGGAGACACTGAAGATGGACAACGGTATATCAGTTTGGCTTAAGGGTTTAATTGCCGCCATCGTCGGCGGGGCGGCAAATGCGATCACGGTTATCGTGGTCGATCCGATTAATTTCAATTTGGCCGAGGGTATCGGTAAGGTGGCGCAGGTGGCGACCGTCGGCGCGATCCTTGCTGCCGCGGCATACCTGAAGCAGTCGCCCATCCCGGAGGTGCAGCAGTGAAGTACTTTCTACTGACTGTTATCTTGGGGCTGTGCTTGGCCGGCGCAGGATGCGACAAGGGCAAAGAGCTGGCGAAGACGACATCCAGAATTGCCGGATACATCGACACTGGTACACAGATCGTCGACAGGCAGACGGCAGCAGGCCGAATAAGCAAAGAGAGTGGCTTGGCCATCGCCGAAACGCTGCTCAAGCTGAACGCGATCAATCAGCAGCTTATCGTTGAGAGCAAGCAGTATGTCCAGCCGGACGGCAATCTTGCTTTGCCGGAAGATGCCAAGTCAAAATATGTCGCGCTGATTGGCACGGCAACCACGCTGACTACTGGATTGCTTACGGATCCGCGCATTACCGCTCTGCCCGATGTCGAGCGGCAGAAGTGGGTGGTGTTTGTCACGGACTTGTCAGACACGTTCAAGTTGCTTGCTTCGTTCGTGAACAGCAAGAACAACACGCAGGGGGGCAAATGAACTTCATTTCACTGCCGTCAATCATCAACGAGTTTATTTTGCTGGCCATCAAGGAGCTGCTCAGAGAGGGCGCGCGTCGTGGCCTTTCGTGCGTCGAGCTGCTCGATGAAGCCGAACAGCAGACGGCCATCAATGACGCCAACCTTAACGACCTGATCAACAGGCTGAAACAGTAACAGCGATATCCCCGGCATACGGGGTGTCTACTCGCAGGCGTAGAGCCTCGCGCCGGGGAGATGCGAGACCAGACACCCCACCAACAAAGGCCAAAAATGATCCCCGAGAAAGTGACACCGATGGAGAAAGAGTACGTAGATGTAACAGTATCAAGCATCATTGCGCTGATGGGTGGGTGGCTGCTCAAATCATTTTTTACTCCATCGCGGAAAGAGGTTGACGAGATCCGGCAAGAGATGCGTCACCTTGTCACAACGAGAGCTTTTGATAAAGAGTTGAGCGGTATACAGTCAAGATTGGACAGGATCGAAGACAAGATCGACAAGATCATCGATAAATAACAAGTATGACAACAAAGAAGAAGGCTACAACGAAATCGAAGGCCAAGCGTCAATCCCCGATGCGGCCATCAACACCACGTGTAAACGATGAGAAGCTGAAGCAAGCTCTCGAAGAGTCAAACGGCAACATCTCACACGCTGCTCGATCGCTTGGTATCTCACGCAACGTCATTCACGCGCACGTCAACGCCAATCCTGAGCTGAAGCAGATCCTCGACGACTCCCGGCAGACAATGCTGGACGAGGCTGAGAACGCGCTGTTATCAGCCGTGCGTGAGAAGCAAGGCTGGGCCGTGTGTTTCACGCTGAAGACGATCGGTCAGGAGCGCGGATATATCGAACGCGCCGACCAGAGCCACTCCGGAACCGTCGAGGTGATTATTCGTCGTGCAGACCGCAAGTAAGACAATTGAGTTAGTGCTACCCTCTTTGCATCCGGCACAGCAACGGATTATCAATGAGGCGCGACGCTTTAACGTGCTTGCTTGTGGGCGCAGGTTTGGTAAAACCACGCTCGGCATTGACTTGATTATTGACAAAGCGTTGGATGGCTACCCAGTCGGCTGGTTCTCGCCGACGTACAAGATGCTTGGTGAGGTCTGGAAAGAGATCATCGAGACTACAAAGCAGTTGCAGACGCGAGTGGCCAAACAGGAGCACCGCATCGAGCTGATCACCGGCGGTGTCATTGATTGCTGGTCGCTGGATGCAGCTGACTCGGTGCGCGGTCGCAAATACGCACGGGTGATTGTGGACGAGGCGGCAATGGTTCCAAATCTCGGCGATGCATGGCAGGCTGCGATTCGTCCAACACTGACCGACTATGAGGGCGACGCATTTTTCCTTAGCACTCCGAAGGGGATCAACTTTTTTCACGAGTGCTATTCTCGAGGCGTAGACGGCACACAACCAGACTGGGCAGCGTGGCACAGTCCGACGTTGGACAACCCGCACATCAAACCAACAGAGATCGAAGCAGCACGGCAGGAGCTACCAGAGCAGATCTTCCGGCAGGAATACCTGGCTGAGTTTTTGCAAAATAGTGGCGCGGTGTTTCGCAACATTGACGCTTGCCTCCGTCCTGACACTGGCGACCATAAGGGCCATCAGTTATTTGCCGGTGTCGATTGGGGCCAGAAGAATGATTTCACGGTGATCAGCGTAATCTGCGGTACTTGCCGGCAGGAAGTCGAGCTTGACCGCTTCAACAAGATTGAGTGGGCATTTCAAAGGGCACGGCTTCGGGCTATCGCTGACCGCTGGTCGGTACAGTCAACGATCGTTGAGAGCAACTCCATCGGCTCGCCGAACCTCGAGGCTTTGCAGCGTGAGGGTATGGCCGTCAGGGGCTTTGAGACGACGGGCAGCAGCAAGCCACCGCTGATCCAGTCGCTGGCCTTGTGCCTCGAGCGGGAAGAGTGTCATTTCCTGCCGGATCCCGTGGGGCGCGTCGAGCTGCTATCGTACGAATCGCGCGTAAACGCCATGACAGGCCGTGTGAGCTACTCTGCCCCGGAGGGTGGCCACGACGACACGGTAATCGCGCGTGCGCTGGCGTGGGAGTGTTTGCAGCGTGGCAACATGGGGACGGCATACTGATGGCAACTATTGAAGAGGAGACAGCGCGACGAATGGCACTGGCCAAGCAGCTCAACCCGTGGATGGCGATTGACTATCTGGAGAGCGTGGTTGAGGAGCAACGGGCACGGATCGCGGAGCTGGAGCGCGAGCTGACGAGCTGGCCGATTGAGTATGAGGACGACGTTTCAAAAAAGTTATTTTCCGATTCTGTGTAACGAGTAGCTTGTATGGGAATATTTGACCGAATCAAAGCCGCATCTACCGCCTTCCGCTATCCTGCGTCAATGACGCATCGCGGCGGCTCGTTCTTGTCGATGGCTCCTCGCACTTTCCCATACGAGAACACCGACCCAATAAGCAATAGCGCAGTCATCAATACGCTTGCGTGGATTCAACGCAACTTTGTTCAGGCCGATTTTGAAGTTTATCGAGAGCTTGCCGACGAAGACGAGACGATAGACGGGCATCCGCTGACACGCCTGATTGAGCTGCCGAACACCGGATATGACGCGCAATCGCTATGGGCTGCTACCCTTCTCAGTTATCACCTTGACGGCAACGCTTATTGGATCAAGGAGCGCAACGCGCGCGGCTTTGGTGTTCCAACGTCGATCTGGTATGAACCGCACTGGTCAATAAAACCACACTGGCCGGAGAATGGCAGCGCATTCGTCGACT